ATTCCTATGATGACCATAAGAATTGGACAAAGAAAGAAGAATACGAAGTTCGCCAAGGAGACATAGAAATTGAAAATCTGAAAAATACCATCACTAGAGAATATAAGTATTATGAATAAGAAAGTAAGAAAAGCGAGTTACATGATATTGTTCTTCTTTATGTTGGCAATGTCGCGACCTGTTGTTTCCATGGCACAAGAATATGAATACAATGGATGCCCCACCAAGTTCTTTCCGTTAACATCCCGGCAAATTGATAATTTTGAGGAAGACAGGTTTTATGTACATTTTGACCACATTGTTTTAACTCAATGGCACAATTTTGTTTTCAATACGCTGCAGCACACCGATCCAATAAAGAAAATCGATTTGACGCTCTATGGCGAACGAATGATCTATGATGAGCCTACCCTCGTAGATTATGCAAAAGCTACTGTCAATTATAACGGAGATGCTTACAACCTTTCACAATCTGTCAAATTTGATGGTCATTATAGAAAGCAAGGAGAATTTAGAGTTTGGCAGAATGTGGGGTTTAGCGGAAAGTTCTTTAACACCATAGAGGCAGAAGGATTGATAATTGATGCAAAAGGAAGAAGTTTGAATGTTTACGTTGAGCAATGGATTACTGGCGGTACTGACTTTATGATTACATCCAACAACGGGCAAATAGTTCGTGAGAATGTAAATATAAAGGTTGTGTTCATTGTAGGTCAGCATTATGCAAATGCAACAATAGACACGCAGTCTGTGTATGATTCATTCTTAAACTACATAACAAACACTGATGTATGGATAAAAAGTGCCTATGTAGGCAAACAAGTACATTGTGTGTGTGTAGACAAAGTAGAGCCAAAAACGATAAAACTACATCGTGGAGGCAATTCGTACATACTTGGAGAAATACAATTAAATACACTTGAACCTCCAACAACGATTTAATTATACTACTACTTATTTTATCTTTTCAAAAAAGCCGCCCAATCCGTGAGGACTAAGCGGCTCTCTTTTTCTAATTAGGCTATTTTAAATAGTTTCCACACGAACATCTTTTTCCACCAAGGTAGTTCGTTGTACCATTCAATAACTCCTTTGTAGCCTGAAAGTTTTACTTTTGTCGTATGCAATTCCGACTTATAGTTGGAAATCTGCTCATTTGACGCAATAATAGTTTCATTTAATTCCCTTACTTTAACTCCGCTACTTTTCAAAAAGTCTTTGAGCTTTACTTTTAGGTTCTTGTTTTCTTCTGCAAGTTGCTTGTTGCGTCCTTTTGCTCCTGCAAGTTGTCTTTTCAGCGATGTAACCTCCTCTTGTAATGAAGGCTTGTTTTGTTGTTCCTGTTTCATAATTTACATAAATTAAGTTAGACAATAAATGTTATATAGTAAAAGACTTAAAAGTCTGATTGGTTATAAGATTCGAGGTCTGGACGTTCATCGCTTGCAAGTTGGCTTTCTTTAATCATCCGCTTTTCCTGTTTAATTGTTGTTGTTGGATAGCTTGCTCTGTTAATTGCCTGTATAAACACACTATACCCATCCACAAGTTCTCCGTGCTCGACGGCATAGGGAAGAATTTCTCCTTTTATCTGCACAAGCATACCCCTATTAAAATACTTGTTAATGTAGTTCCTTTTGCTTTCGTTTCCACCAAGAATACACCTCCAAGTCAACACCTTTGAATCTACCCTCTCGCCATTTGGCTTCATATAGCCATTCTTGTTCTCATCCACAACAACAACGATGCTATCGGAAAGGAACTTTATGTTCGATATGTGTCCAAGTATTTGTATGTCAGCCATTATAATTTTCTATTTAAGCCACTTTTTAGCCGTTCTAAGCGCATTTCAACCCAAAGATGGTATAGTTAGCCACCGATGAAACAAAATGCGCTTGTAGGGCTTTATTTTAATTCTTTTTCTTTTTCGTAGTTAAACAATAATCCAACAATCGCACGGCAAAGGTCGTATTGTGAATTGTTTTTTGGCAATTCATTCCAATGTTGTGAAAGATAGTGCGAAAGTCTTTCCATCCCTCCGAGCTTTGCAAGTGACACTTCTTGTATATCACCAGCATTCATACACATATAGTTTTCATACATGTACTTTCCATTTGAAATAGACTTTGAGCCTTTGTGCTTTACAACAACCCACACGCCTTCTGGTAAATCATCAGTCATAAGCATGGAGTAAGGCTCGTAATAAGCCTTGTTCCCACGCATAACCTTACGATATAGCTTATTGTCATATTCCTGTATTGGCTCACGATATTCCTCATATCTGCCATTTGGAAGTTTGACGTATAGTTTTTGCTTTTCCATAACCTACATTGTGTTAGTTCACATCAATCTTACGAACCTTACCTTTCTTTGGTCGTGGAATGCCATGCGCCTTACGGTATGCAATCGCCTGTTCTTCGTTGCAGACTTTTATGAGTTCACAATCACCACAATCTTCTTCGTTGTTGTCGTCAAGTAATCCTGCGCTTTCAGCAACTCCTTTGAGCATTTCCGTAGCAAGTTTCAATCCAGCAATAGACTTTGATGTCTGTACAAGTTTAAGTGCTTCAAGGATGATGTGTGTAACTCTATCCATTCCTTCATCACCATTTCCTGTTAATGATGTTTCAAGAATAGCGGCAATGGTGCAAATAATATTTTTGTCATTCTCTCCTGTGGTTAGTGCTGCCAACTCTTCTTTCTTGTCATTTACATAGATTGCAAACAAAGTTTCATCGTTGCTAATATTCTTCGCAATCTTTTCAAGTTCGCTTGTTACATTAAATTCTTTTGTTTTCATAATGATATTTTTTAAGTGATTTTTTTATTTTGTGTGCAAATATAATAAATGTTTTTGTAAGTTCAATATATTATTATGATTTATTTAGAAAATTCTTCATAATGTATGGCAATCTTGTTACAACGTTCAGTAAAACAATCAGAGCATTTCTTGATATGTTGCGCTACTAACTTTTTGCCATTCATAAACTTTTTGCAATAATCGAACAAGTTTTTGTAATCCCGTCCTACTTCCATTCGCTCAATCCATGTTTGGAAAACGATATTGTTGGTATAGATGTTCACATAAGAGTTTTCTTTGCATTTTGTTAATGCCCATGCCAAAGCATATAGTTCCATTTGATATTGTGACTTATATGGCAACAACGGAATCACTTCACTTTGTGTTTGTATGTTATCAACAAAACGCATACCGCCACTAAAGATTTCTACCCCATCTTCAATGACTATAATTGAGCATGACGCTATATTGTCATGTGAACGCCCTTTAATGTAAATGTCATAATTGTACTTCATATTTCTTGATATTGTTTAATTGCTATGTTAAAACGGAGCATCTTCAATCAATGGAGCACCAAATGGCATACTATCATTAGTTACATCCAATGAAAGTGAAGATTGAGTAGGTTCTTGTTCCCAACCATAATGAATTGTTTCATATTCCGTATTCTTGAAACGGCGACTCTCTATTTCATAGTGCATACCAACCATTAAGTCAACAACACCCATAAGACGATTTTTTTCAACAGCAAGCACATTGCCATACTGCCGTAATTGACTTGCCCTTGCTGCATCATAAAAGTCTGTTATTGAATGAATAAAGTCTTCGTTCACACGATGGAATATAAAGCAATTATCAACTGCATTGATAATATCACCACTTCCGCTTATGTCAGTTTTACGCAGGAATGCTACGGACTTTCTTGGGTGTGCCACGAGAATAACATGCACTTGTTCTTTCATCGCAAAATCCTTTAATGCCAATATGAATTGCTTTTGCTTATCATTCTTATCGCCATCAAAAACGTCTATATTCATAGACATCATATTGTCAATAACAAAAACCTTAACACCAGCAGCAGTAAGAATCTTAACATCGTTAAGAACCTGTGATGCAACATTGCCGTATTCATTGTTGTAAAGAAAGAATTTTCCATCCAACCAAGCATCTATCTTGTTACCAATACTATCTGGAACATAATAGCGACCTTGCTCATATTTAGATGGTAGCAAGTTTTCTTTGCCAGCAGCAACCATTTGCAACCAAGACTTTAATACATCTGCTCTCAATTCGCCTGACCACAAAGCAACCTTGTAGTTTTGATGTATGATATTTAATATAACACTATTTAGCCAACTACTCTTACCACTTGCATTGCTACCAGACAAAATAGTTACTTCAGACATATAAAGACCTCCAATACGATTGTCAAGTTCTGTGTAACCAGTCTTTACCTTTTCAAGTTTCGTAAGGTCAACTTTAGCGACGGAAGATAAAGACATCCATTTTTCTCCAAGCTCTGGAATTTCCTCTTTTATCTCATACTTTGGCTTTTGCGACTTTGATTGTTGAACATACACTACTTGTTGAGGTTGGTAAGCAGGTTTGTTGTATGCATCTGGTTCATATACCTGACGATAATCAAACCATGTCTTATCCTTACAGTGTGAATGAAAGCATGAAAACGTTATCTGTCCGTCGGCATTTTGGAATAATGCACTTTCCCATTCCTTTTTACTGCTATGTGTATCTTCCCAAGGACACTGACGTAAAACAAATTTTGTGCAATTTCCTTGTTGTTCCTCTTTATAAACAATACCATGTTCGTTTAGCCATGTACGCAAATCAAATGGCGCATTGATATAATTTCTATTAGGTCTATTTGGTGCTTGCTTCGGTTCTTCTTTTGGTAACGTTTCTGCAATCTTTTGAAACAATGCATCATCATTAGGTGACAAATCTTTCGGCACTTTTACAATTTTGGCTATGCGCCATTTTCTTTCTTGTGTGTCACTTCCTTTCTTTGCCCATGTTCCAATCAGTTTGTCAATACGTGCTGGGTTAAACACCTTTTCATCTATTTCCACATAAGAGTCGCTAAACATTTTGCCAAGTGACTGCAAGAACCTTTTTACGAGTTCGTTGTGTTCATCGTCATTGGGCATGTCGCATGGCAGATAGACGTGCCACCCATTGCCTGACTTTGTTATGAGTGGTTCTTTGAAACCCTGCTCAATAAGATAGCGATAGACATCAACGGCTTTCAGATGTGCTTTTTCAAATTCTTCATCGCTTGCGCTTATTCCTGCTGCACGATTAGGGTCTAAGTCTATGAGCACCATTCTGCGGCGTGTTATGTCACCATCTGTGGTAGTTGATTTTGGTTTCTTGACAAAAACATCGTGTTGCTCTCTGCTATATAAGGCTTCGTTTATTTCATTAAGAGTAAAATAAGCCTGCATAGCACCATAGTATTGCACATTGTTATGGTCTAACAAAGGTCGCATCTGTGCTATGAGCATATCTATATTCCTAAAGTAGCCGCTATATGTCTGCTTGCCAAGTAAGCGTATTTCAACCAACTTATCTTGTGGATTGAAAACTTGCCACCATTGTCTTATTTGTTGTTCATCTATTTCGTACATGTGACTATTGTTTTAACCATTTCTTATTGTTCTTGTTCCATACTATTGTACCTCTCGCATTGCTCATTGTAAGCGTAGCACCATCTGGTCTATCTTCGTCAGTGTAGCCATCAGAAATAACACCATAGTAGAAATTGTCATCAGTCCAATACGACTTAGTGTTTTCGTCAAACCAAATAGAACGTCCTTGTGGGGTGTATGCAACACTTTCAAATCTTACAGGGTCATAGATTACGCTGTTGTTCTTAAAAACCACAGAAAGGAATATCTTATCACGTAGGTATCTTTCAAAATCTTTTTGAAATTGCATATCACGACTATCAACATAAGCCTTTATATGTGGCATTACTGATTGTTGTTCTTGCTGATTTAGTTTATTCCAATATTCCAATGATTTTTTCTTGCTACCTTTTCTCCTATATGCTTTCCAACAATTTTCAAACAAAGAATCAGACTTTTCTTTTAATTCTTTTTCTTTCTTTTCTTTATTTTGTTTATCATCTATAATACGTTTAGTATTATTATTTTTTTGTGTAGTGGTTTTACCGTGTCGGAAAATTTCCGTGTCGGTTGTTTTAGTGGCTTTCAAGGTATATTCAACAGCACCAAATACGCCATTTTCATTCGTTTGTTCACCTTTTATTAACCACCCACTTGTGACTAATTCGTTTATGTATTTTCGTAATGTATCTACACTATACCCTATATCTTTTGCCATTGGTTCAAGGTAGAAATCCCAATCATCAGGCTTACAAGCCATAAACACATAAACAAACCTTGCTCTATCTGACAAATTCTTGTCAAACACAAGTTCCCTTGGTACGTTTTGATAATTACTTAATTCGCTTTTAAAATTTCCCATAATTGTGGTTGTTTTTGAAAGCCTAACGAGGAATGTTACTTTGGCAACCACTCCATTTCACATCCCTCGTTTTCGGCAAAATTGTTATAACATTATCTTTTATCCTTTGCGCCCTTGGTGGTTGACAACGCATCGAATGAATTTTCTTGTGCAAAGATACTACTTTTATGTCATAGTTCCAAATAATTTAAGTCTTTTTATATTTTTCATCTATAATACAAGGATATGTTGTTTCATAATTTATTTTATGATGCAACCTTGGTGAAGTCTGACCCATCATTGCAATCTTTATGCTACTTGGTGAAAGCATGACACTATAAAATGACTTAACATACGTTCCGTACTTTAAGTATGCTTCCGTAACACCACCTGCAACCGTCTGTGTCAATGGCTGATGAAGCATATATGTGTATATTGTTAAGAACAAACCTCCACGCATCCCATTCCATATACAAGCATTAAGGTCATCATTCATAGTTCCATAAAACTTAAAAGGTCTATCAGTCTTACAAAACCATGAGTTCATGCACTTTCTCTTGTAATTTCTTCTTGTAGGGTCATACCCTCCAATATGGTCTCCACCTTGAGAAAAAGCCAGTGCAAGCAATGGTGTATTTATAAGGTAAGTGACAAAATACTCACAAACTTCACCAAACCGCTTACTAATACGCTCACGTTCTGGTTGCTTATGTGCAAAACTCTCCGTATCATCATCCATAACGCAAAAATAATCATACCCAAGTTCTTTTGCTATATCCCAGCATACATTTCTTGCAAACACAGCAGCCTTTCTATCATGGAAATTATTCATAGAGTCCGTCCATGATGCAACAAACTCTTTGTTGAATATGTACACATTTTCATTTCCATATTTTTCGACATAATCCAAGCCTTTTTTATCTTGGTCATCTACTATAAAAACAATATGCCCATTGTAGCCACTTCGCGCCAAGCACTGTACAGTTTTGTCATACTCTGGTCTCCCATGTGAAAGTATAAACATGGCAAACTTATCCATATTTGGCTTAATCCAATTCTTGCTCATATAACATTCGCATTTTATCATTTAACTGCACAAATCCTTCTTCTATCGCCTTATCAAAGTCAATGATAACAAGTGCTGATTTTTCCATAAGTTCTTGCATTTCTTTTGATGCACTTGCATAATAATCGGCAATGCGTTCAAAATTAAACACTATATGTCTTGTTGCTGCAAGTTTCAGGAATTTCTTTTCTTCATCACTTACATTTGAATTGTCTATCCGACGTATCATCCTTAAATACTTCTGAGGGTCATAGCACTCGTAAATACTTGTAGGACGACCGCTTGGGGTGTAAATAGGTGTACTTATTTTTCGAGAATACCCCCCCCATTTTTATTTTCTTCTTGTGGCTTTTCAAAGCCAAACAAATCCAACTGTGACATAGTTTTCTATTGCTTTTTAAACATCAATATGTTTTGGTGTACCTTTACAAGTTTTCCGCTTTTCATATTGCCGCCAGCACGTAATGCGGCACTTGCAAGACTTGTGGCAAGAATCGCCTCGTTGTAATAGCCCATGCCAGCGCATCTTTGCATCAACTTTACCGTATCTGGAACAAAACCGTAGTAGTTGCCTTTCTTATCACGAACCTCACCTACTACAACAATAGCCATACCGCCAACCTTTAGTAGTTTGCAAGCCTTTTGCATGATGCTTTCAAAAGCGACAATAAACTCTTTGTATTCCATGTTGCTGATGTCACCATCTAAATCAGAGTATACTTCCAAATCCGCATAAGGAGGACAAGTGAACACAAGGTCAAATTGCTTTTGCCAGTTTTGGTCAAGAACAACGTTTGAATCACCACAATACCATTGCGGCATATTATCAACACCAAGAATATCTATTGCTTGTTCACGGTTGCTATCTATTTGTTCTTGTCTAATATCAATACCACTATAATGATAACCAAGGTAGTTTGCAACAATGCCACGAACCGAACCGCCAGCAAACGGGTCAAGGATGCTACCACCTTGCGGACAATACCAACGATACATCAATTCACAAAGCACTGGGTCAAAAATTGAAGTGTCACTTGGTAATTTGTTACCACGCAAAGCACCTTCTTCGCCTTTCTTGTCTGCCCAATCTTTCATGTGGTAAGTTTGTGCATCACGGCCAACCTCGGATTTAATACCCATGTTAATCCATTTCTTCTTTCTTGCCTGCCACAATCCATCTTTTGTGTCAAGAATGGTGAATGGATTCGTTCCAAACTCTCTTTTCAGGTCTCCTTTCTTTTCGATAGGATTGCCAAACAAATCAAATTCTTGTTCCATAAACTTTAAAAAACAAACCCCAGATGGGTGGAATGGTGCGAGCATTGCCAACCCAAAAGGGGTGTATATTGTTATTGTTAGTGGTCTCGCACACCACTTTCAACTAATTCTTTTGCAAAATTACAACCAAATTCCTTTGTTTCCAAATAATTTAAGGGTTTTTAAGTTAAAGGATGTTTACTTTTGAATAGCAAGGCACTAACCTTGGAATAGATGCCTTGATGTTTAAGTTTCTT